TGCATCTGGCCAAGATTCGTTCCTTCTACGAGCTTCAGAAGGCTGAGTTCGAATTACTGTCCAGCAGGAAGTGCCCTGACGAACTTAAGGAGGGATACACTAACCTCTCTAAAAAGCAGATCAAGAACTATGTGATGTGGTTTGACTCCTTGTTCACAGATCTCGACGCTTATGCCAACATGAAGAAGGCGACCAGAAAGACTCGGACGCCTAAGCCTAAATCTGCTGACAAGCTCGTGAAGAGTCTAAAGTTCAAGAAGGAAGACACTGAGCTAAAGATAGCCAGCGTGAATCCGATAAATATCATTGGATCCACCTGTGTCTTCTCTTTCAATACAAAATACAGGATTCTATCAGTCTACATATCAGATGGACCTATATCGGTTAAAGGTACTACACTCACTAACTTCAACCCTGAGAAATCTTTCTCGATGAAGCTTAGAAAACCCGAGGACGTTCTCCCTAACCTGATGAAGGACACTATGTCGAAGGTTCAAAAGATGCTTGATGGGTTAACAACAAAGAAGTACGAGGCTACAGGTCGTATGAACGCTGACACTGTTATCCTTAAGGCTTCATAGGAGAGAGTAATGGGCTTTACATTCGAGCCAGAAGACAAGACTGTCGGGAAGATTAACTTTAAGTTAGACATTGAGGATAATGTCATTCTCTTTCCCAAAGAGAAGTTTAACTCTCCGCCTCAGACCCTAGAGGAGGTTAAGAATAACGTTGTCAATAATCAGCAGACTATAGCAATTGATCTTGCTTATAGCATTGTTACTGACACCTTGTTACATATTTCCCATGCAGGGTTTCATCCGTTCAAGTACCTGGAGTCCTCACATGACATGATGTTCTGCTTGGAGTCCATTAAGGCTATGATCCTTAGGACATGTAACATTGAACATCCTTTTCACGAGATTGCAGAAGAGACGATTGAGATCGAGAACCCAGAAGAGGTAATGCAATACTTTCAGTTCAGAGACGAATAAAGTCTACGCTCTCTCATCTTCCTCAGTAAATATTGATCCCAGCTCTCGTATGGGTGATGAGAGTCTCTGTAGTCAAACTTTGGCTCTTCTTCTTGCTTCAGAGATGTGCTGTGGTTTCCGGTGCCACTTACCGTTGATGTTCTCATTGTAGAAACCATCCTCTTCTAGAACATTGTATAGGAATTGTTGTTTAACTTCCTCGTAGTTGCAATCACCACGAGTGATGTGTAGAGACAGGATAACCCGGTCAAAATTTTCCTCACCATACTTCTTAACATCTTCTTGTAGTTCCTTTGAGCTACCATAATACGTCTTCCAGTCGCTCTCCGACCTTTGACGTCGCGTCTTACCCTTTACCTTCCGTATAGAGTGAAAGTATTTCCTACCGATATATTTTCTACCATTGACGCGGTTCACAATACAATAGACAAACCCTTGATATTTGTCTATATCCTCAGAATCAAAAACTTCCCCGTCAAATCGCCAGGGGTTGTCATACATTAACAGCCCGTGTCGTATTCCAGATCTTCGTCCTCTAGATCTTCATCATCATACTCAAACAAGTCGGACCCACAGAATGGGCAGTACTGTACATCATCGTAGTTGTCATGGTGGATAAGCCAGGTTGACCCACACTCCTCACACTCATAATGACTTTCTTTCTCTTCCATTAAACCTCTCCTATTGTGCCCACACCTCATCCCAAGATCCAGTCAGAGCGCCCTTAGCATAGTCTGTTGCTCTGTTCTCAAAGAAATTAGTGTGTGTTGGTGCGTTAATCATAGTCTCTACCCATGGGAGGGGATTACTCTTCACCTTGAATATCCCCTTCATTCCCATAGATATTAAACGTCTGTCTGCAATATATCGAATATACTCCTTTACTTCTGTATCTTTAAGCCCTTCAACCTCGCCCATCTTAAATGCAAGGTCGACAAATCTGTCTTCAAGTTCAACCATTTTTGTCGCAATAGTGTAAATCTGTGACTTTGTATCATCATTCCAAACCTCCCTGTTTTCTTCTATATATGTTCTGAAGAGTTTAATCATCCCTTCAGCGTGCATGGTCTCATCGACAATTGACCATGTCACAATCTGTCCCATACCCTTCATCTTACCGTGGCGTGGGAAGTTCAAGAGCATGATGAACGAGCTGAACAGAGCAAGTCCTTCCGTGAAGGCAGAGATAGCTGCTACCTTAATAGGCAGCGACGCACCGTTGTTCACCTTAGACTGGAAGTACTCATGCTTCTCACGCATTGAGTCATACTCAAGGAACTCATTGTATGTAGTCTCGGGCATGCCGAGTGACTCAATGAGGTGTGAGTAGGCAGCAACGTGGAGTGCCTCTCTAGCGGCAAAACCAGATAGCATCATTCGTACTTCTGGCTGCGGGAATGCCGGAAGATAGTTCTTCACATAACCACCAGCAACATCGATGTCTGACTGAGTAAAGAATCTGAAGATCTGAGTCAGAAAGTACTTCTCTTCAGTTGACAACCGGTTCTTCCAGTCCTTAACGTCTTCAAGCATCGGCACCTCAGTGTGTAGCCAATGAGACTGTTCATGTTTCAGCCAAGCATCATAAGCCCATGGATAATGAAAAGGCTTAAAGTAATTCCGCTCGTCTTGTAATTTTAATTTAGCCATTTCTCTCTGCCTTTATCTAACCTTTACAATTCTTATATCGTCACCAAGAGCGTCTTTGCACTTCTTGATCGCTTCACCTCTATCACAGTTGAACTCCCTCATTACCATTCCTAGGAAGTCAGTCTTTTGTATGGTTGGATCCGGATCTTGAGCCCATGCCTGATACATTAGAGTAATTCTATTGGTTTCATCCATAATTATCCCCAATCAGGAAATTTACACCGGCACTCTTCACATCCGCAAGTTGTATACTTGTCACTTAGTCCAATACCAACATATGACTCACAAGAGTCATCCTCACAGTGACAAGGGTGACTACACGAATAACAGTAATATACCTCTGAATCTTCCATTTATCCCTCACACGCCAAACAAGAATCTTCGCCAGAGACGACTGCCTCGATGTCGATCTCTTTGATGATCTCTCTTTCAATCCTCTTCGAGATCTTATCAGCTTTACCAATCTTTTCAGAGCGACAGTAGTAAAGACTCTTTAGACCCATCTTCCATGCCATAAAGTGTACAACGTGAAGATACTTAATGTTTGCATCTGGTCTAAAGAAAAGATTCACTGACTGTGCTTGATCAATAAACGGTTGACGATCTGAAGCGTGCTCAATCACCCACCTCTGATCGATCTCCATTGCAGTTTTATATATATCCTTCTCGTAGTCGTCCAGACACTTCAGGTGTTGAACTGAACCGTCGTTCGCAATGATCGATGACCAGATCTTCTCGTAGTCTAATGAGGGATCATCCTCGCACTTCTTCTGGATCAACTTGTCTAGATACTTATTCTTGTTTAGAAAAGCACCAGAAATAGTATCCTGCCGATAGGCGTTAGCTCTCCACGGTTCAATAGAAGGGGAGGTATTTCCCATGATAATCGAGCTTGAGGCATTCGGGGCGATTGCCATAACATGACTGCACCGGAATCCAGTTCCGAGCGCATCTGGTGCTTCCCCTCGCTCAGCTCCCAACTCTTTATTAGCTTTGTCAAGTTCGGTTCGGATATGTTTAAACACTCTGAGGTTAGTGGATTTAGCAAGGGCTGATTCCCATGGCACACCTTTCTTTTGTAGATATGCGTGGAATCCAAGGGCTCCGACCCCAACTGACCGCTCACGCACGGCTGAGAACTTAGCACGAGAAACAGAATCGGGGGCGTTATCAATAAACACCTGTAAGACATTGTCCAACATTTCAAGAACGTCTCTAAGGAACTTCTTATCTTTTGACCACTCATCAAAGTACTCTAGATTAACGGACGATAGACAACAGACGGCTGTACGGTCCTTGTTTGTTGGTAGCATGATCTCAGAACAGAGATTAGACTGGTTAATCTTTAATCCCTTAAGCTTCAGCCAAGCTGGCATCTTACTATTAGAGGTATCAATAAAATGTAGATATGGTTCTCCTGTCTGCATACGCATTTCAATAATACGCTGCCACAAGTCAAGAGCCGAGACTACTTCACGTGTTGTATCTTTATTAGGATCCTTGAGCTCCCACGAGTCGTCAAAGTCCCTATCAGTCATCCTCTTCTCAATAATTCTCATAAAATCGTCTGTGATATTTATTCCGTGGTGTAGATTTAGGCAACGGAAGTTCTGATCCCCAGTTGGCTTCCTCATCTCTAGGAAAAGAAGAATATCTGGGTGACTGATATCGAGATAAGCAGCATAAGACCCACGGCGAGTTCGGCCCTGACGGTAAGCAAGGGAAGACGCGTCATACATTTTAAGGTGCGGCATAACTCCTGTAGACTTATCACTAGCACTGCGAATACCAAACCCGATACCAACACCACCGCCCAACATAGAGAGCCAATTAGTCTCCGATAGATTCTCAACTAACCCTTCAGCAGTGTCGTTAATGTAATTGAGATAGCAAGAAATAGGAAGACCGCGACTGGACCTGCCAAAAGAAAGAACGGGAGTAGAGTAAGACAGCCAATGACGGCTAGCGTAATCATACAGACGCTGAGAGTGTTCAGCATTTGATCCGAAAGTCTTTGAGACATATGCAAATCTTTCCTGTGGTGAGATTTCTGTGTCCATCATGTATGACTCTTTGAGCCTCATGATACCTAGTTGGTCGAACAACTGATCCCTTAGGATCGATTTGTATGCCCATGTAATTCATTTTTTCCCTTCCCTATATTTTAGTAATCACAAAAGAAATGCTATACCTCTTTTTGTTATCTGTTGTTGGCTGTACATAATGTTCTAGCCATGCTGGAAACATAACTAATAATGACTCTCTCGGAATCACTGTTACTGAAGCCCCATAATATTGATTGCTTGACAAGTTTCCCTTTGTCTTAATCAAACTCTTGTTTACATACGCAGGATCTCTTAAAACGAGATGACCGCTACCTGGAAAAGTTGTTCCTTTAATAAAATTATTTGAATCAAAATCATCTAGATCTTCATGTTCACTCTTTGGGTAATAACCTCCACTCCAAAGTGTTTCACCTGAACCATGAATATGTGGCTCAGAAAATCCACCTGCTCCAAAAACCACGTTCGCCCACAAACCACTCGCCTTGAGTTTTTGTGTATATTCCTCTTTGACACCACTGTTAACTAGTACTGGTCCAATACAAGAAGTGATTGCCCCAGCAAGTTTTTCGAAACTCTCATAATAATTTTCTAAACCAAGTTTAGATTGCCACCCACACTCATTTTTTGAAAATGTTCTCTCTTCCGTTTCTGGCTGATACTCAGACATTTCTTCGTCAATGTTTTTCACAAGTATCCGATTTAATTCTCGGGCATCTTCGCCAAAGTTCGCGAATCCAAACGGAGTTGGGAATAATGACCTAAAATTAATTTCTACCATATTATATACCGATAAGCTGCATTCGAAGAGGAATGAGATGTCTATTATATTTGTTTTGGTCCAAAAGATTACTATACTCTATCCAACGCAAACTGTAAATATGTTCTTTTTCGATTTCTTCGCCTTTAATAATTTTTTCAGTTCTATTTGTTAGATTGCAAAATATGTAGGCAAGAGTCTCAGCTTTTTCTCCAATCAGTTCTCGAATAGAATCTCTTGTTATATTAAGGCTTTTTGATCGCTGATAAATTTCAGTTCCGTATATAGAGTGAAACAATGCAGCCTTAACTTCATGATCTGGCCTTTTGTTTTCAATCATTTTTTCTGCAGTTCCAACAAGATGATCATAGAGAGTCCTTCCTGTATGGGGAAGATCTTTGCACCCGACCTCTATCAAAAAATTCTTTTCCTTCCTATAGTCCACCAATTTCCTCCATGAGTGGAAAAATCTTTGCAATCTCAACCGCACAGGCTTCTGCCACTTCCATGTGTTCTTTTTGAGTTCCATTAGCACTTCGTAATTCTATATAGTGTACCCATGAACGAAGAGTACCATTCATATACATTCTAGACATCGTGAGTCCTTCTGGTAATACCGCACGGGCTTGCTCTTTAGCAATACCATTTTCAACTGCCCATTTATACGCCAGTCTACACTCATGAATGATCTGATCTTGTTTCATTCTCCAGCTTCTCTCGAGCATCTGATCATCAACCTCAATAGAGTTCTGGCGATTCTTCTCATCCTGCAAACGAGCTTCACGAGCCACAAACTCAAGATCTTTAGTTGGATCTGCATATCGCTGACTGAACTCTTGAAATGAGAACGAACGATGTCGAAGAATCTGACGAGCAATGTCACGAGTAGTCTCAATCTCAAGACAAGCAGAGACCATCTCAAGAGGACTCCAGTGCTTATTCTTAATCAGATACTTAATAAGCTTCTCTGAGGTCTCCTTGTTACTTTG